CTTTATTGCTCTATCTAGCATTCAGGCTGATGTGTATTTAAGTGATGAAACTTCAAAACCAACTGATGTATTACTTTCGGAAATCTTTGAGAAGATGCCGGATATGCGACTATCTGACGAAGATGGCGAAAATAGCGCAAAAGCAAGTGATGAAGTTGAGCTAACCGATGAAGATAAGAGAGTTATTGAGAAATTCGGTTTAAGTGAAGAAGATTATAAAGAAGTAAAAAAGGAGAATCTATAATGTTTTATCGACAAAGTGGTGAAGTAATTTCAGCTAAATTTGGCGCTAATGAGATCAAAATAGGTCAAATTGTGACCGTAGATGAAACTGGCAATGCTAAAGCTGGTGAGGCTGGAAAAGATTTTTTGGGAATTGCTCTTGAAAATACAGCAGATGTAATTCGTGGAAATGAAGTGCGAATTTGCACAGAAGGTGTGTTTGAGCTTGGTAAAGAATCAGCTGTAGCAACTGATCTAGGAAAAGGTGTTAAAATTGTTAGTGCTAATAAAGTAGCTATAGCCTCAGCTCAAACTGATGTAAAAATTGGTCAAATCGTTGGCATTGTTAACGAATCTAAGGTTTTGGTTAAAATTAAATAGTTTTAAGGAGAAAGAAGATGAACGAAAAATTGAAGAATTTAAACTTGACAATTCAAACCGTTTTTAAAACAACTTCAAAAGAAGTTAAAGATCCATTGCAAAATGTGCTTTACGATGTTACTCCAACAAGTAGCTCGGCAGTAAATATTGCAACTGTTTCGAACGTTCCTGGAATGCGAGAATTTAAAGCAGAACGCAAACATGGTGTGGCTGAAGATTCAGTAGTTACAATCGTGCCTCGAACTCACGAAGCAACTCTTGATGTGAAGCGTGAAGATATTGAAGATGATAATATTGGTCGCGTTCCTGCAATGGTTAAAATGATGACAAGTAAAGCAAATCGCTATTACGGTTCGCTTGCTATTGCGGCACTTGAACTTGGTTTTACTGCAAAATTGAATGATGGTCAAGCGGTATTTTCTGCAAAACGTGGAAACTTGATTACGGGTGCACTTTCAAAAGAAACTTTCACAAAAGCTTATGATGCATTGCTTGCAATGACTGATAGCGATGGCGAACCAATTTTTGCAATGCCAACTCACTTGATTGTTGGAACAAAAAACCGTGCCGCTGCTGAAAAGATTTTGAAAGCAATGACTGGCGCAAATGGTGAAACTAATACTGACTATAAAGCGGTCGAACTCATTGTTGATCCACGAATCAGTGGTACAACTTGGGCGTTGGTTGCAGCAGGCGATGGAATTATGCCACTTACAATTGCTGAACGCGTAAAAGTTGGTGCTCCTGTAGCGAAAACCGACCTAAACAGCGATCGAGCTTTCGAAACAGATGTGTTTAGCTGGGGACTTCGTGGCCGATTCGACGCAGCATTTGCTGATGTTCAACGAATTGTAGCCTCAACTGGAAAATAAGCTAACTTTTGAAAATAGAATCAGCCAACTTGGCTGGTTTTATTTTGGCCAAAAATTTGATATAATAAAAAGGTAATAGACGGCTTTCAAAAGAGTCGTTTTTTCTTTTTTGTAAGCCAGAAAGGAATGAAATGAGTGATAAAAATTTTGAAAGTGTGCAAGCTATTTTAGAAGAAGCAGGGTTAATTCATCACCAGCAAAATATTAGTGCAGAGATTCAAGGAAATCATATTATTTTGAACGATGGAATTATTGCAGATTCAAATTATAACGATTTGGTTGATTTTGAAGATGTGGCCGTGTTTTGCGGTGGCGAAAAAATGGAAGTATCAAATATTGATGCCGAAAATGGCGTTATCGAACTGGCTAATAACTCAAAAAATGGCGAAATTGCCAATGTTAGCTATAATTATAGCAATGTTCGACAAGCGCTGGTGGAAAAAATCCGCGGTGAAGTACTAGCTGAAATTCGAAAAGTTTTAGCTATTAGTACGATAGAGCAAAATCGTGATATTGTAGGTTATATTGTGCGAATTTACGCCGCCGGAAAACTATTAGTGCGAGAATATGGCTTTAATCAAGAGATGGCCGATACAAGTAAAGATGGCTACCGTAAAATTGACCTCGCTAAAGCTGAAATTAAAGCTTTGCAAGAAACTGAAGAAGAAAAACGCACCGAAAATGAAGTTTGGAGTACGGGAGATGAAGATTTATTTGGTAAATATCGACAGCGAAAAGTTGAGGATTTCTAAATGAGTTTAATTCAATTTTCGATTGAAAGCTCTGGTGAAAAGGCAATTATTCGAGATTTTGAAAATCGCTGGAAACAATCTCAAAACTTGAGCAAGCCTCTTGAAGATTTTGCCAACTATTTTGAACGAGAAATTCAGCGGAATTTTGAAAGTAGTGGTTCAGGTTTCGGGGGCTGGGCACGAAGGAAAAAAGCTTACAGCCACCCAATTTTGCGAAAAACACGCAGAATGCAGAAATGTTTTAAACATACAACCAGACCGCAAGAAGTTGAGTTTACAAACTCAGCGTCTTATTTTAAATTCCACCAATTAGGAACACGAAAACTACCGGTGCGGAAGATGTGGGGTGTGCGTGAGATGGACTGGCAAGAATTAAGGCAGCAAATTCAAAAATATTTATTTGAGGAGAGTAGATAATGAATAATAATTTTTATAAAGACCCAATACTTGAACGGATTAAGGATATTTTAGAGAAAAACTGTGTGAAAGAATTAAAGGGGCGGTTTTATTTTGGTGAACCTGTGGTAGTGGCGAAAAATTCTTTACCACTTTGTTTCATGGAATATGTAGAGCAAAATGTGGAAGATTCGGCCGCATTTGAAATTACTACAAATTTAACCGTAAAATTAACCGTGGCGGTAGATCTAACTCGAGATTTAACCACGAATGCTAAAAATATTAATAGTTTTGCAACCTTGCATCGAATTGTATGCGGTAGAAATGAAAAGATGCAACTTTTGCCGGATTCGATAATGGGAATTTTAGTAAAAAACCAAGATGCCGGTTATTTGGGCGAAAGAGTGGCTTTGAACTTGGGCGAATCTGGCGTAAAAATGGAATATGGCTATGGCGAAAGGGGTGATGGAATCTTCACAAGAGAGTTGAGCTTGAGTTTTGGGGTAAAAATAGCTGAAAGCTTGACAAATTAGACTTAGTGGGAGTATACTGATTATGTATAAAAGCTAATTGGGAGTTAAAAAATGGAGCTTCTTCATAATATCATTGATATTTTATACAATATCATTACATTTATTTATTTTGTATTTTTCTGTTATTGTGTATACTTAAAAATTACAAAAAAAGACATTATTAAGCCTTTGAAAGCAATCAACCATCGTAAAAAATTATCTTTATGGATTGGGTTCTTTTTATGTCTTGCTCTAGCTTTTGCGGAAGCTTGGTCACGAGGAGCTTATAAATAATGCATAACTTTTTAATGTTTATATATTCAGTTAGTATTTTCTTAGGAATTATCCTATTACCTTATTTTATTTATTTGAAAGTTAGTAAAAAGCAATCAAAAATTAAATTTCTAAATTATAAATACCGAGTTGGTTTTGGGCTGATTGCGATAGCTTTCTTTTCTGCATTATTGATGTCGATACTACCCGGAGGGAAACCGCTATTTGTTCGAGATGATAACCAGAAAAACTTAACTCAGAAAAAAGACGAAGAGACAAAAACACTAGGAGAAAAGCCAAAAGTTGAAAGCGGTGTTGTTGGTGAAAGTTTATTGGCAAATGAAGAAATTCGGAAAAGTCCAACTTACCAAGTGCTAAAAGTGGTGGACGGCGACACGATTCATATCAGTTATAACGGTAAAGATGAAAAAGTACGCTTTATCGGTTTGGATACACCTGAAACTAAAGATCCACGCAAACCGATTCAATGTTTTGGGCGTGAAGCTACAGCAAAAATGACTGAATTTGCTGAAAATAAAAATGTTCGACTTGAATTTGATAGAACACAAGGTGAACGTGATAAATATGGGCGAATTTTAGCTTTTGTTTATAGCGAAGATAATAAAAACTTAGCCTATGAGATGATTCGACAGGGCTATGGTAATGAATATACTTACAATTCGAATCCTTACAAATATCAGAATGAGTTTAAGGAGGCGGCACGCAAAGCTCGTGAAGAGAACAAAGGTTTATGGGCGGAAAATACTTGTGCAGGTGATGCTACAAAGCCAGCAGGCACACAGACGCCTAAATCGCAACCCACTCCCACTACACCAGCACCACAACAATCTCAGGGGGCTTGTGTAATTAAAGGTAATATTAGTAGAAATGGTAAAATTTATCATATGCCTGGTCAAAAATATTACAACAAAACTAACCCTGAAGCAATATTTTGTTCAGAGACTGAAGCTCAAAGTGCCGGCTTTCGAAGATCAAAGGTTTAGCGCTTGCGCAAAAGTTAAATAATTGATATAATAAAAATATAATATACGGCTCAAACGGCCGTATTTTCTTTTGGTTTAAAATTTGGTTGGTTGGGCTTTAATTTTAAAAGGAGAAGAAGATGAATGAAGGCGCAATCGTTGGTCGAAAAATAGCTATTGGAATTAATCTAGAAGATACGAGGGGGACAGCAAAAGACCCAAGCTATTTTTATCCACAACTCGATTTTAGCTTTAAAGACACAATTGAAACTAAAAACAACGAGTCTGCATATGGCTCAATCGTAAAAAATAACTCGATTGATGTAATGAGTGTTAAAGGTGAAGGCTCGATCGGTGGAAAAATGTTTATCAAGGGACTTTACTACTTTTTAGCATTGGCCTTTGGTCAAAAACCTACAAAAGGTACTGTCGATGACGATAATAAAGCTAAGAAATATAATTTTGCTTTAAGTAATTCAAATAGTCACAGTTCGGCGACTTTAGCTATTAAAAATGACATTGAGGCGAAAAAATACACTTTCGCAATGCTTGATAGCTTTAAAATTTCTTGGCAAGCTGACGACTATCCAAAAATTGAGATGAACTTTATTTCAAAAAAAGGTGAGCGAGTAGCTAAAAACTCAATTATTGCAGGATACATCGACGAACCTGAGTTCTTGCCGAAAGATTTTTATTTGAAACTTGCTGATGATTTGACTGGACTTGCAACTGCACCCGATGTAATGCCAACAAGCTTTAGCTTGGAGTTTAAAAAGAACTTGAACACAGACTTTTACAAAGGTGATGTGAGTGAGATTTTCAACATGGACTTTGAAGCGAGCGGAAGCTTTGAACAAAAAATTCAGAACACAAAATACCAAGATGCAACCGTGAATGGAAAAAGCTATGCTTTGGAATTTGGCTTAATCGATGACCGCCATAAAGCTGGAACAAAAACACCAACAAGCTTGAAAATTCGTGCGGCTAAAATTGGAATTTCGAGCTATGACCCAAGCTATGGCTTGAGTGATTTGGCTACTGAAACAATCAACTTTGAAGTATTGAATGATATTAAAACTGGAAAAACTATTGAAGCTGAATTGATTAATAGCTTTGATTATTAGGAGGAATTATGCGAGATCAACGAATTGAATTAGAAAATGGCCGATATGCCGTGATTAGAAACTTTTTGCGAGTTCGAGACCGCAATAAATATCAAAAAGCATTGCTTTCACGCCAAAAAATCACACCTAAAAGCATTCAAGGCGGTGAGATGGAGTTTGTGGTAGAAGGCGACCAAATGATCGAAGCACAAGAGCTCGCTACTGAAATTTTATTGGTTGATTATGACGGCACAACTGAAGGAGCTTTCGACAAATTGATGGATAGCGAATTTGCCGAAGACTATGAAGCTATCTCGAAAGCTTGTAGTGAAGTTTTTGAGCGAAATAGCCAAAATTTAGCAAGCTCGCCCGAGACGCCAGAACTTACGAACGAAGCATAAATGCTGGTAGGGGCGAAGTGCCCGAGATGTTCATGATTGCTACAATATGTGAAAAATTC